AACTTTGTCAATAAGTGAGGGGTCAATATTTTATTTCCCGACCCCTCAGGGAGGTTTCAGTCTGGACTGAAGTATCAATCGGGAGCTAGTCCCGATTAATTACTTGCGAGCCTTGCGACCTTTGCGTGAACGACGTGCCATGTGAATTTCTCCTAATAGCAGCGGCCACCTACTTCAGAGGGGAAGCAGCCACACCCTATTCCTTTTACGGAATACTAAATCCGTGATGCTTCCCTAGACTTGCTCTGCTTACGAGCGCTAGGAGACCTTATCCCCGTAACACGGTACTGCATTTTTGCTGGACCCTCTCCTTTTGATAAGGAGCGTGTCATCTGTAGTGGCTGGTCAGCTTTAGGAGCGACTGCATCTTTGATTGCCATTATTCTCCCCCTCCTATATCTGGCCCCGGCTTTCCGGCAGATTCTTTTTTAGGATTCTCTAACTCTCTCTTCTTTAATTTTTCCACCAAGAGCTGCTTCATTGGCGGTTCTAGCAAGTCAAGTAGCGACTCCTTATCTATAGCTTGCGCCTTAAACAAGTTGAAAGCAAGTTGACGTAAGTCCTCTGTAAAGATAGGACTATTAGAGTGAGCGTCTACTTTCACAACATAGTCCTTTGTGAACTGTTCTGCAATAAATTTATTGCCATGTTCGTCAACAAAGTGGGTATTGTCATACGCTTGCATCAGCTTCAAGTAGAGAGTTGCAACCTTTTCAAGACTGTCTTCAACAATTAAAGCACGTTTCTTAGCGCGGCTAGAGCCAACACGGGCCAGTTGAGAAGCGTGTCCAGCGCTGCGAACCCCTGCTTCTCCCTTGCCGGAGAGGATGTTAGAGATTCCTGACGCTTCAGAGAACATGGAATCAACTTCATGGATAACCTCAAACAACTCCGGTGGCATCTGTGGAGCTAGACGCTCTGCTTTAGCATTAGGCATATCAGACGCAAGCAGTCCGCCAGCACGATTGAGAGCAAAATTCTTCTCATCAAGTATGCCGGTAAAGCCGGTAAGGGTAGTTGGAGGGTTAACTTGCTTAGAAAGTAAGTCTAAAATCTCAGTCATGCGCTGGTTTCTTAGCTGCTGTAAGAAGACAAGGCGCTGAACCTCTGATTGACCCCAGTAGTAGTCGTACTGTGGGTTAGGACATATCTGCACAAACGGTAGTTCACCACGCATGAAGACACTTGCCCCAGGTCTATCGTAAATAATAATATCTGGGTCAGCCATAGTGACTACTTGGTAGTCCTTAGTCTCGTCATTCCACGCCCAAAGCTCGGTCATCTTGACGGTATCTTCAGCTACACGAGCCTTGTACCGGTTCATTCCGTACAAATCTAGATTAACTGTCCCGTACAACGTAGGGTTTGTCTGACTCATTACGATACGGTCAAGCCCTTCGGGTATGTCATCCGTGATGCTATGAACATTTGTAGAGACACGCTTAACAATCTGGTCGCGTTTGGGGTGGCTATACAAGCGGCTGTAAAGCTCTGACTTAGTAATGTAGTACGTTTGAATAAGGGCTTCTTGCCTGTCTGTGTACGGAGTATCTTCCCGCAGCACGCCAATAGCTCCAGGCTCTATCATGTACGGATGTATCCCGTTGTTTACAACCAACTTTATGTAAGTAGTGTTGTACACAAGCGCCCAGGTTAGGGCGGTACTGAATACTTGGTCAGCATTAGAGTTTAGCCACTCATCATTCAGAGCAGCCGTCATCTTAGGTATCTTTATCTGCTCGGCCTCAGGGACACTAGCTCCGGTATTGATAGAGAAGCGAGTAGTCTCTGCTGAGTAGAGAAAAGATGTTAGCTGGTCAATGTGTGGATAAATCTTGTTGAAGATACAGGGAGACTCGTCTGGACCTGAGCCAAACAAGAACCAAGACCGAAGAGTAGAGTAGTCGCCCTTACGCTCAGGCAAGGAGATTGAACACTTCTCTATCAGGTCTCGGTAGAACTGTTCTCTAGCATTATGTTCTGTTGGTATTCTCATTTTTTAATCTGTAGGTTATCGTGGTCAGCAACGTAGCTTGCGGCTTGTGGCCCCTTTAAGTCTCCGACTTCTTTCGGATTCATCCCAACGCTTTCCCCGTGTATCGAGCGAACTGCTTGTCCAGAGAGAATGGACTTCATGTTTAGCCCTCTGTATCCACCACCCCAGATTGCTGAGTCACCAGCACGGGCTTCCCTTTGCGCTGGTTGAGGGATACTCTGACTCTGGGTTTCGACGTCCGGGGTTTTGTTGTTCCGTTTGTAGAAACCAGTCTGACTCTCACCTTCTCGCGTGGACTTGATGTTGGACATACCAAAGTCAATGGCGAGTTGCTTGATTGTTTTGTCGTTCTTTTTGGTTGCGTCTGACCTTGTTCCTGTGGCCTGAAGAAAGACGACCATAACATCATCAATACATCCATTAGGACAGACTGCTTCATAGCTTTCAAAATATCCATGTTCCGCGCATTTGTAATCGTGTAAAACCGACATAATTATCCCCTCCCGATGGTTTCGTCAAGTGTTTTTCCTGAATAGTCTGCTTTGTTGCTAATTCCTACTTTGATTCTTATCTCTCCGTTCACTACTTGCAAGCCAGTAGTCCTTACCATCACCGGTTTTGCTTCCTTGCGATAAGACACGAATCTCGTGTTATCCCGGTTCTGCATTACAGCCACTTGGCCTTTCTGCCAAGAAGCGTAACCCTTTGACGTTCTAATCTGAACATATTCTGACATAGGATATGATTGATGGATGAAAACATCCTTTATCGTCTGCTCTCCTAATCCACAAAGTTCAGCAAACAGATTAATGCTGATTCCTCTATCTTTGTCTGCTAAGAACTTTCTGACTTGGCGCATTAATTCTAACCGAGGCAACGGGCGGTTGGAAGAATTCAATTTGATACCCTATATCCATTAGAAAGTTTAAGAACTCTATCTCTCTGTAGAAAGTCTCTATCTCGCGTCTAGGCTTAGTAACCTTAACAACGTAAGGAGCCACTAACCTTCTTGTTTGAGCGTGATTTCCTACTACCTTTGTAAAGTCTAGTCCGTCATGCACAATTGGCCCTAGATGTTCAACGGAAAACTCCCTTGCTATCTCTGTTGGGGCATATTTCATGCCAAGTTGTTCAAACTCAGGCTTTAGTATCGCAGAAAGTTGTGCGTCCTCATTCCAGTTATGGATTTCATTGGCCCATCTGTGAGCAATGCCATGTTTGTTAGGAGCGTCTAACATTCTCTTACTTCTCAGGCTAAAGCCGCCGTTCTGTACAGGGACAGCGTTAGGGAATTCGGTCCAGGCGAAATGGAGGTAGAGCTTGTCATCTACCTTTCCGCAATGGGAAGGAGCGCCGATATAGTCGTAATCATAGTAGTAATCATGCCAATTAGCGCCGTTTAGGACCCACCCATCGTCTTGAACGATTAAACAGTAGTCTGTATCAATGAAAGATGAGAGGCAGTGGAAGGTAAAGGTACTGTAATCCCAGTAATTAGTGAGTCCAATCTTCTTCCACTCAATGCTTGTAGGTAGTTCTGCCGGTCTTTCTAGGGAAAGGAGTAGTCCTTTTGACCCAGGCAACTGAGCTACGCTATGAACAATAGAGGGAATAGCTGACGCTCCATTGTTATGACCGTAGACTGAGACTACTGTTAGCTGGTTATGAGTCATTACGGCCTCCATAAACACCAATGCGCTTTAGGTAATCACTGACATTACGGCCCATAGCTACTTGTTCTGGAGTCTTAGTCTCTTGTGCGCGAGATACGGCACGGGAAACACGCTGCTGGATAAGTCTAGGCTGAACCTGTTCTGCATAGGCTGCACACGCTAAGGCGGTAGCAATGACTCTATCATCCTTATTACGGCCACTAGCTTCAATAGAGCCGCCATCACGGACGATGGTCTTCATCTCTTCTAGTAGGTCCATAGAGTAGACATCCATCATGCCACGCTCAAAGTAGTCCTTCATGTAGGACAGCATCCGTTCTTTAGTAGCGGAGGTTGTTAGCCAGCCAATGCTGTTGCTCATGCCACCAAGAGTATCGTTACGCCTCCAGATGTAGTTCTGCATATTGCCGTAGACATCGAGCAAGTCTTTACCCATAGTCCCGCCCATAGCTGACGCTTGTCGCTTTAGGTTACGCAGCTCATTGATAACGGCCTGTCCTGGCCCATTGACTTCTAAGTTGAGGGTAGAGTTCTTGTATGCGCCAGCAAGATGAGCTATCACCCAAGCAAACTGGTAGGTGTTCATCTCACTGGTTGCAAACTCGGCTACTTGCTCAAGACCGTCAGCATAGCATCGGTAGACTTGAATACAAAAACGGTCAGCCCAATCAGAACTACCATAAGCGGGGTCAGCACCAATAACATAATAAGCGGTATCAATGGGTTCTTCCCACACGCTGAGAGTAGACATCCTCTCTGTAGACTTAATAACCTCGGTGTCTTGGAAGTTCGCTCCCATGCTGTAGCGGTAGTAGTCTGGGGCAATCTTCTTAGCAATCTTAGCGGCATCTGTACACCTCGAATTAGAAAAGAAACTGGTTCCACTCATTATAAAGGCATAGTCTTCTGTGGGAGGGAACTCCTGATACATCAGGGCGTCATCCTTAATCCCTTCATGCAGCTTCCAGCGCCACCAAGCTATTTGTCTTGAGTTAATCTCTACGTCATACAGCTTCTTAATATCCTTAGTCCATTCCTTCTCTTCCGGCGTTAGCTTTCCATCCCAGTAGACTTTGTAGACATCGGAGTTCGGGTCAGCAGAATAAAACTGATTACGCCACCAACCGCAGAATATTGCTCTCTGTGTCTTGGCTTTCTTAGCAGTCATGTACATATCATGAAACATATTGAACCCACGAGCCGTAGATTCAAAGATATACAATCTGTTTGGATTCTGTTCTGCAAGTGACGCCAGCAGAGAGGCTAGGCCCTCTTCATCGCCCCAACTTGAGGTCTCAGTACCATGAAGGAAGGTTATCGCCTTACCGCGCCCTAGAGACCCCTTAGCGCGTAATCCCGCTACTTGATAGAATAATCTGGACCTATTCTTGAGAGAAAGCTGGTTTCTGTTGTGAGTTATCAAAGGAATCTTGTATTCCTTCGGCAATCCTTCCATATACATCGCTAAAGTAGACCGGAACATATCCCGATTCTCTTCTGTGTCTGTAGTAAGCGTTCCTTGCAGACCTTCATTAGCAAAGTGCCAGTAAAGGTCTAGCGCTAGGCTGATTGTAGTGATTCCTAACTGCCGTCCCTTCAGAATGACAAAGAAGTGGATGTCCTCCTTCAGTCCCTTGCTAATCTCATCCATAACATAGGTCTGAGTCCCCATGAGGTTATCCATCTTGCGTAACCCAAGCTCTTTAGTCTCAATCTTTAAGTGAGAGCAGAATTCGTAGAACTGTTTGAGGCTGAACTTCATTTGGTCCTCACTGTAAAGTTATTAGGCTTCACTGTTAACTTATCTAGGTCCCACTGCGCTATCTTCTCGCAGTTTCTCCGGTCTTTAGCCATTCCTATCAACTCTTTAACAAATAGGGGCGAGAACCGGCTATTCCAATAGGCAACTAGGTTTCTCTTCTCAGCCGGAGTTAAGCATTGCCGTACCTTGTTAGCCTCTATCTTGAAAGTTAAGCGGGTAGCCCTAAGCTGCTCTTCAACCGTTACTCCGTCCTCCAGAGAAGCGAGAACGGTCAGTCTGTTCTCCACACCCTTACTCCAGTCCCTTCCTTCCTAGCTATGAACTTACGCCCTAGCTTCTTACTCGTTCTGTAGTTGGCATTGCAGACAATCTGGATTACACCGTTCTCTACAAAGAAGCTGTCCCCAACCTCCATTACCTTGTAAGGATACCGGCGTTTAGCTACTGGAATGGGGATACCTTGAACTAACTCTACACTCATCTCATTACTCCTGTTAAGCAATATAAGCAGTATAACACTAGAGAGACATTGTAGTAGACAAAAAAAGACCCGAAGGAACTCTGAAGGGAGCGCCAACGGGTCTTAAACCCTGTGTAGGTTTGGACATAATATTAGCATAACAGTGGGAAAGTGATATTTCTTTTGGGGGGAGCTGGTAGGGGGACACACACTTCACCGAACTCAGCCCATTTAATCTGTCAGAGTCAGAATGACGACGACAAACAGTAATTCCATATCCGTTTATTGTCCATAATATCAAGACTATACGAAAACATCATAATCTATTAAGCGAGGATTGTGGAAACCTATCCGCCTTTCATACCTCATACCAGGCTGTATATTTAATTACTATCTTATCAGTGTATTAATTTATATATTAGAGACCTATATATATATATATGTATGTATACCTATATACGAGTATAAATGACTATAAGAAAGTCTTATGATATATATCTTGACCTACTCGTACTAACCTATATACTGATATGCAGCAACACTCAATACATCCTAACTATGCGAGGTGAACATCATGAGTACAATCTATCACGAAGTGACGAATAGCATCATAGAGCAGCTCGAGAAGGGCGCCGCGCCCTGGATTAAGCCCTGGTCAGCCGATAGTACGGCGGATAAGAACATCGTAAGCCAAAAACCATACGCCGGTATCAATCGCCTTATCCTGGGTATGAGTTCCATGTGCCAATCATTCAATACGCCGGTATGGGGTTCATTCAAACAATGGCAAGCGCTAGGGGCCAGTGTAAGGAAAGGTGAAAAAGGTACGAAAATAATATTCTACTCACCGGTTACAAAAGAGAATAAGGCCACCGGCGATAGTGAGACATACAATCTTATAAAGGCTTACTTTGTATTCAATGCAAGCCAAGTTGACGGTATTGAGATTACACCGGTATCGGTGCCTGATACGCCTTTCAATTCTATATATGAAGCAGAACAACGTATAGCCAAGACAGGGGCTATTATCTCTCATGGCGGTGACGCTGCTTTTTTCTCTCCATCACTTGACAAGATACAGTTACCCAATAAGGTAACATTCCAAGACGCCGGCAGTTATTATGCGACTGCTTTCCATGAACTGACACACTGGACCAGCGCTAAGACTAGACTAGACCGGACGCTAGGAACTAAGTTCGGCAATCCTGAATACGCCTTCGAAGAGTTAGTCGCTGAAATGGGCGCGGCTTTCTTATGCCAGGACTATAGAATCAAGGGTGAACTACGTCATGCCGGTTACATCCAACACTGGTTAAAAGCTTGTCGTTCGGATGATAAGGCTATCTTTAAGGCGTCTGCCCTTGCACAAAAGGCCGCTAATTACATCAATCTATTAGATGAGCAGTCATTAGCGATAGCAGCATAAGATTCTATCCTGTAGGCCCTTCCTGGGGCCTATGGGATGCAATTTTGCATCATCCTAAGCTGGAATGTGCGTAGTTATGTTTGTCACTTTTGGAGAATAACATCATGAAGAATTTCAGAACATTATATGACTTTGTTGTTACATCCGGAAAAAATGACCGTTTAAGGGGTGCGTATTGCAGCATAGAATACGCAGAGGGATGCGGGGAGCAGCTCAGGGTTGGGACTGAATACACAATCTGGAAGCGAATCAATAACCGGTGGCACGCGTACCGCACGCGCGAAGTTGGGCATTGAGCCGGACGGATACACTCATTCATAGCAGTCTAAAGTCTAGTGTATAGGCCCTACATGGGGCCTATGCGATACACTTTTGTATCATCCTAACGGTTATTCCATGAAAATTAAAACATACAAACGAACGGACAATGAAGGGACCTGGCAACAGGTTTCCAATAGAGAGCATGATTCTACAGAATGGAATGAACAAGATTCTGTCTGGATAAACCATATCATAAAAGAGAATGTAAATTATCTAACAAATGAAGACGTAATGTACTCAAAAATAGATGATTAAATACTGTATGCAATGCCGAAAGGAACGCCTGGTTGACGCTGAATTGACCGGATGGTTAGTCATTCGTAACAAGCAGGGCATTGTTACAAGGAAGGTATGTCCGGTCTGTGCGGACCAACGGAAATCATATCTAAAGGATAGGAAACCATATTAAGGGGTGAACTATGGAAACCATTGTTCTATGGCTTTCCCTTGCGCTATTCTATGAGGCAAGGGGTGAACCTGTACAGTGTCAGATTGATGTGTCCAGGGTAATCCTAGAACGTTCTAGGCTATCTGGGACCAGTGTCCAGGATGTAATCTTGGCGCCTGGCCAATTCCCCTGGGTAAAGGATGTATTTCAAGGGACTACTCTTAAACCAGAATCACGGCCAAACCGTGATGGAATGGCGTGGAAGCAAGTAGAGCAGTCTGCTATCCGTAGCCTATACCTTGACGACACTATTAAGGCGACACACTTCCATTCTAAAATCATATCCAGGCCGATTTCATGGTCCAAATTGTCAGTAACGCACGAATGTGGCAATCATATCTTTTACAAGTAAGGGGATAAAATGAGCATTAAGGGCGAATTCTGTACGCGCGAGAGCGATAAGGTGAGTTTTGAGGACGTGGTATGCTTGGTCCTGATAGTGCTTTATTGGTTTCCTACTATTTATTGAGAGGTTTTTATGAGCCGACTAAAAACAGTACCGCCAACGACCCAACGTTCCATTCTGGACCCTGGCTTTAGATACAATAATGCAGCTAGTACGGACGTAGCAAGCACCTGGGAGCGTTTTGGATGGGTTAAACCGTCATTAGCAATGGCTAGAGCTAAGGACATAGTAGAACGTGAGGACGAAGCGTTCAGAGAATTAGATAGAAAGTTGACAGCTCGTAATAAATTAAGATAGATTCTGTTCTAGCAAACCTGGGGGCATAACCCACCCCTTGATGCGGTAGCCACGACCAACTCAGATAAACGCGATAGCGATAAACAAGAGTGGCAGCTTAATTATTAAGCAATTCCCATATAATATTGGGGGTGAGGTGTTTTATTGTCGTCGTAACTGGCTTAAAACCATCTCTTATATTTTTTTGAGAGAGAGGTTTTCGATATCAATCATTAAAACGATAGGACAATATATGAAAATCATCTTAATGTTAACTGCGTTAACAATAAATACTAGGCCGAGTATATGACTAAGTAGTCGCTAGTCGTAATTCTCGCCCTTATTGTCTATTATGATAAAAATAACCAAGGCCGTTTTCCCAGTAGCAGGTTTAGGAACACGCTTCTTACCTGCGACTAAGGCTAGTCCCAAGGAGATGTTACCTATCGTAGATAAACCTCTTATCCAGTATGCAGTCGAGGAAGCTTTCGCCGCAGGCATTACGGAAATGATTTTTATCACTGGCCGTAATAAATATTCTATCGAAGACCACTTTGATAAGGCCTATGAAATGGAAGCTATGTTGGAAGCGCGTGGAAAGAGCGATACTCTGGAGATGTTGCGTAGTATTGTCCCAAAGAATGTTTCCTATATGTATATCCGTCAGCCGGAGCCTCTGGGACTAGGTCATGCTGTATTGTGTGCGCGGCCGGCGGTGGGTAACGAGCCATTTGCTGTCCTCCTTGCAGATGACCTGATTGACAGTGATGAGCCAGTTATCCGGCAAATGACGGGGTTATATGAGAAGAGCCACTGTTCGATACTGGGTGTGCAGAATATCGAGTTGGCGGAGACGATAAATTACGGTATCGTCAAATGCGAGGGAGAGGGGATGGGGCATCAAATCATTACCAGCATTGTAGAAAAACCAAAGCCCGAGAATGCACCTTCAACGCTCGGAGTCGTCGGGCGCTATATCCTCACCCCGGAAATTTTTTCACATTTGGAGAGAGTGAAGCCCGGAGCGGGTGGAGAAATTCAGCTTACCGATGGCATTGCATCAATGCTACGGGAGGAGCAGGTGTTGGCATACGAATTTTCTGGCATCCGTTACGATTGTGGAACTAAGCTTGGATATCTCAAAGCGACTATTGCGTTGGCTCTGAAGCATCATGAAGTGAGGGAGGAATTTGCCGCTCATCTGGCTTTAAATAGATTCTAGCAGGAAAGCAGAAAGGATAAAATAATACTTGTACTAATCGTATTAATCGTGTAGTCTTGTAATTGTAGTGCTAGTTATTTCCTAACTATTCTAAATGGGGGTTCCACATGAAACGTCTGTACTGCATCAACTGTAAGTATTACAAAGCTCATACGTCATCTGCAATGTTCGCAGAGTGTTCGTATGCGCCTGTTCAGTCTTTAGTTACCGGCAAGCTCAAGAATCACTGGTGCGACATGGAGAGGGTCTCTTCTACAGGGTGCGGGTCTGAGGGCGTGTTCTATATGCCTATTGATACGCCACGAGACTATGCGCCGGACACGGACGACAACAGCAAAGACTATCACGGCTGGTAAACCTAACCTAACTGGAGACACAAATGAACGATAGACAAGACTTCGAGCCGGACATTCGTAACGCTGCTTGGTGGGCAAGTGACAGCCGACAAGCTGCTAACGGACGCGGTAATGAAGTGGTACTCACTAAATTGGGCCTAAAGACTCCCCCTGACCTGTCCGATGTAGAGGCAGTTCAAATGGGCCATGTAATGCAGCCGCTAATTGGAAGACTAGCACAAGACCGCCTAAAGATGGAACTCAAGAACGCGGACTATATGCTGACTCATCCTAAAGAAGTCTGGATGCGTAGTCACTTTGACTTCATATCTGCTGACGGGAAGACGCTAGTTGAAGCTAAGAACTATAACGCTATCGTCCGTAACAAGTACGACTCTGACGCTAACATAGTTCCTGCTGCTGACATGGCTCAACTCATTCACCAGTCCGCCTGTCACGGTATTGACCATGTGGTTTTAGCTGTTTTATTTGGGGGCCAGAACTTCGAGACGTTTACCTTCGATATCACTGATGACCAGAGGACTGACTTGATTAAGGACATGGCCCTGTACTGGGGAGCCGTTCAGACAGGACAGCCGCTAGAGCCGGAGACAGTGGCCCAGGCCAAGCTAGTGTACGCAGTAGACAATGGAAGCAGGGTGTCTGCCGGCAGCAACGTAGAGAAAGCAGTGACTCAGCTCAAGTCTATCAAGAAGCAGATAAAGGAACTGGAACTAGCAGAAGAGCAGTATCAGTTAGCTATACAGAACTACATGAAGACAGGTTCAGAGCTGGTATCAGTGGGCGGCACTATCTTGGCGACCTGGAAGCAAGCAAAGTCATCGGAGAGATTCAATGCTTCTCTGTTTGAAGCAGCAATGCCGGACATCTACGATAGCTTTGTAGTAGCACAGCCTGGTAGCAGAAGGTTTATCGTCAAATGAACAACCTTGACATAGCAATATGGGCAATGGCAATAACAAGTGTAGTTGATTTATTCCTAACTTTATCGGAGAAACTATTATGAACACAGCAATCATTCCGTTTACTGATATGCAAGCAATGGCCGAAGTAATGGCTAAGTCTAAGCTGTTCGGTATGACAGACGCTAACAGCGTACTAGCTTTAATGGCTATCGCTCAGGCTGAAGGTCTGCATCCTGCAACAGCGGCCCGTGATTACCATATCATCCAGGGTCGTCCTGCACTCAAGGCTGATACCATGCTGGCCCGATTCCAACAAGCCGGTGGTAAGGTAGAGTGGAAGGACTATACCGATGAGAAGGTAACTGGTCTCTTCACTCATCCTAATGGCGGCAGTCTGGAGTTAAGCTGGACACTAGAACAAGCTAAGGCTATCGGCCTAGTCAAGCCAAGCTCAGGCTGGATTAAATACCCACGAGCTATGCTTAGGTCTAGGGTCGTATCTGAGGGTATCAGGAGCGTTTATCCTGGTTGCGTGATAGGTACATATACCCCAGAAGAGATACAAGACTTTGACCCTCCTGAAGAGCGTTCGATGGGAAAGGCTGAAGTAGTTATAGAACAAGCTAAGTCTGGGGCTGAAGCTCTCATAGCAATGAAGGACGACATTCCTAACTTCTACCAAATCTATCTGCCGGACGGTACGGTATATTCTAATGATGCTACACAGGAAGACTGGATAGCGTCATACGTCTTAGTCATCTCTAAGATTCGTGGCTCAGAGAAGTATACGCCGGACCAGAAAGCAGAGAAGATAGCTCTCTTCAGGGAGGCCAATGATGAAACACGCAAGTCGCTTTCTGCAATCAATATCGCGAGACTCGCTCAACTTAATGCTCAATCCAAAGGAATCTAAAATGGCACATGAACCAAGCGAAGGTAAAGGAATATTTACCCCAATAACAAACAAGAAGACTCCTAACAGTCCTGACTGGAAAGGCCAGCTAATGCACAAGGGCGAGATTGTTAAGTTTGCAGGATGGATTAAGAAGAGCGCCTACGGAGAGTTCCTTAGTCTAGCAGTAGACAACTACGTTCCTCCAGCGCCACAAGAGTATCCGAGAGAAGTAAAGAGCAAGAGTAATGACGACGACGTACCGTTCTAACCTAAACCTAACTGGGGAATAAAATGATTAAGCATACTGTTCGTAAAGCAAAGCGTTCACATACAACTGCCGATGAATGTAAGTTCTTGAATAAGATAGGAAGTTACTCCGATAACCCTATTATGGATAAGATTGGCTATCTTAAAGCCTACATTGCAATAGCAGGGAAACGTAGCAACTGGGAAGCTATCAACAAAGCAGAAGTGCTTGACCACTGCTACGACCTGATTAATAAGGCTGAAGCTATTGCTACTGTAGCCGTAAGTAACAACACCCTCACTATCAAGAGGTCAGCATGAAATCCATCATAGCAGGGATATTCATAGGTATGCTCCTAGTAACATTCAATGCTACTGCTGCTGTCAAGTGTAAGCCTGACGGTCGTGGCGGTATGTGCTGTTGGGATACGGATAGAGATGGTCCGTTTCCTCCGATAATATGTTAGGGCTTGTAGTTCAGATGGATAGAATTCTCGCCTACGAAGCGAGAGGTCGCAGGTTCGAGTCCTGCCAAGCCCACCAGTGACAACGCTAGTCCTTGAGCTTCCCTGTCCTCCAAGCCTAAATACTTACTGGCGCAACTGGCATGGCCGTATGGTATTGAGTAAGAAGGGCAGGGAGTACAAGGCGCTAGTGCAGCAATATGTTGTAGAGAACAATGTACCTAAACTTGGCGATAGCAAATTGAAGATAATGATGGTGCTTAGGCCCAGGGATAAGAGAAGGCTAGACATTGATAACCGTATCAAGGCTGTATTTGATGCGTTAGAGGAAGCCGGCGTATTCAATGATGACTTCCAGGTAGACCACCTGGAGATGATTAGGGGCGACATAATCAAAGGGGGGAAGATTATTGTCGTAATTGAGGAAATAGAGACCCCCTCAAGCCCAAATGAGAAGCCACTCGTGGCTAGTTAGGAACATGACGGGGCAAGTGTTTTGGGTAGCCCCACTCTTTTACTTTAACTTTAGGGGATTAACATGGGTAAGAAGACGCACATATTTGTAGCTACACCGATGTACGGCGGTCAGTGCTTTGGATTCTATACACAATCCATCCTTTTACTGAACCGTGAGCTAAACGCAGCAGGAATGGACGTAGGCTTCTCATTTATGTTTAATGAATCCTTGATTACCCGAGCGCGTAATTCTCTCGTGAAGAGCTTCCTAGACACTCCTGAGGCCACTCACTTGCTATTCATTGATGCTGACATCAAGTTCTTCCCAGAACAGGTCATTCCGATGATTGCTGCTAACAAAGATATTATCTGCGGAATCTACCCTAAGAAGGAAATAAGCTGGCCCTTAGTAAGACGCGCTATTGAGGAAGGTGTATCTGATGACGAACTCAAATATCATACTGGTTCTTTTGTTGTTAACCTTGTTGATTATAGCGGGGAGGTAACAGTCCCAGTCCATGAGCCTGTAGAGATATGGAATGGCGGCACAGGGTTCATGCTCATAAAACGGTCAGTATTCAAGAAGCTGGCTAGTAAGGTGCCTAGCTACACTAATAACATCGTAGACCTGTCTAAGAGCCAAGAGCCTGGGATTCAGATTAAGGAATACTTTACTACCTCGATTGAGGAAGAGACCAACATCCTGCTGTCAGAGGACTATCACTTCTGTAAGCTGGCCCGTAAGCATGGCATCAAGATATGGGCCGCACCCTGGGTTCAATTGGGTCATGTAGGAACTTATCCGTTTGAAGGAAGGCTTTCTCCTTCCAAATGATGAGAGACCGAGCAGCTCCCCATATTAACTTTGAGGACTTGCAGGGCTTACTAGGGAACATCCTTCCTTCTAATATTGATATGGTATTAGAAAGGAAGGGTCATGTTCTAATTGGAGAATGGAAACGTCCCAAAGAGAAACTTAGCAAGGGGCAAGAGATACTGCTCAAGAGTCTCGCTCGTAAGCCCAAATTTACAGTGATTATTGTTACAGGTGACACTGACAGTCACATGAGCGTAGATAGATACTGGAAGATTCATCAAGATGGAACTCCTAAGCTAATAGGTTACGGCCTTGATAGCTTCAAAGACTTTATCGTAGACTGGTATCTAGTCGCTGACACGTTCGAGGAAGGTCATGCCGTTACAATGTGAGAAGTGTTCGCACATAGTCCATTCACCAGTATTGATTAGTTCCTGAACAGCTCTCCACAATCCCTCTTCACCGCAGCACTCATCCCTGAAGGTAACAGTGTCATGCAGCGCAATGTACTTACGCGCCTTGTGAGCGTGTTGGTCCAATTCCTGACTAAGCTGACGGTAGGTATGGTCAGTGTCAATGAAAAGTAAGTCTGTCTCTTCTATGTCTAATGAAGGGTCTATCGTGCTAGTCTTAATGAACTCGAAGGAGATGCCGTTAAGAGCCGCTAGACGCTTAACATCATCTACTGGACAGTCTACTATGTCGTAGGACACTAAACGCTTAGGCTTGGCCGCTAGGAAGGCCCAGGTTGATACGACAGTACGGACACCCATCTCAGTGATATGGTCGCACTTCTCAGCGTACTCACGGAGCTTATCCATGTGTTGCCATATATCGCTATGCGTTGTCTTAGCCGTATCGAAATACTTATTAATCTCTTCCATTACTTTATCCCCTATTTGTACTTTTTCATTAAATTTAGCATCATTTGCTGACGCTGCTTCTCTACGGCTCCCTTTAGTTCTCCTGCCTTTATTGTATTAAAGTGTTGGCTTCTTGCTTTTGCTGCTGTAACAGCTTCTTCTACAGACGGGAAGTTAGGGTATTTGAATCCTTCTTGATGCTTCTGCTGAACGGCTTGCTTGATTTGCTGAAACTGGGTTTCAGGATTGTATATAACTCCACCATGAATACTTGGTACATTGTAGTATCCCTTACCAGGCAAGCCTAACGCCTGTGCTGATTCGGTAATGCTTAGTTCCGTATGCGGCTCTAAGCTATTAGGACTAAAGACAACTGGCCTATCCATCTCGATAGGGAAGCCATGAGGGTCCAAGTGTTCTTTAGCCAATTTGCTTCCCCTGTTTCAACTGCTCTATAGTAAGTCCACCAGTGTATTGAAAATGAGCCAGTTCTCGGAATTGCTTCCAATCACCAGCCCAATCAAGACCGTTAGCCTTACCTATTTCCCCTACTCTTTCCCAAATATCATGTGTTCCGTCCCAGTCGGGCTTTCCGTTAACCAGAGGAACAACATCCAGAGCGCACCTATAATTATGAAAAGATTCACCACCCTTAGCGCGGGTGATAATTCTTCCCCCAGAAGTACGTCCCTGAGCGTAAAGTAGATTTTGAGACTCAGCATCACGATAGGTGCTAGTAACAAGTAAATCAATCCCTTGATGCCCACAGTCTTCCAGAAACTTTTTAGCACGCTCTTTAACCGGCGGCAATAAGTCATCTATGCTTCTGGAACTTATCACGCCTTAGTATCTGGCGTTAAAGCCCCAATCAATCCAACAGATGCTAGTCCAATAGCTACAACTCCGTCAGCTACTCCAGGAGCTAGATGTACTCCAACGCCTGTAAGGAACATGAGAATACCACGCCATGTAGAGGCTTCTTTAAGCCGTCCTAATAGAAAAGACTTCATCATATTCCTTCTCCTGGGGTGATATAAACATTGCCTGTTCCTGATGCTAAAATGATGGAAACGTACAGAGTAGCGTTGCCGGCGCTGTAGGCTTGTGGAACAGTGAATACCTTCTCTTGCTGACCGTGTACAGGGAAACCGTATGCTGGAGTTCCTACTGTTGCTACAGCAGCATTGCTTCCAGTTGCAGAACTAAATCTGACGAACCCTGATATTGCGGCAGCCCCATCATTAAAAACATGAAGCTGATTGCAAGGACTGTCAGCATTAACAGCTACAGTCTGATTCGCAGCGTTAGCTGCAATTACATAGGTCTTGCCCATTGTTTGAAACGGGATATTATTAGCCATTAGTAGACCTTTTTGCCCCCGCCGGAAGTCCGGCTAATTTTGGTTGAGTAGTCCCCGTCTTCAAAACATAAGATACTACGGAATCCGCCTTGTGGCATTTCCCCTAGCTTCCATTTCTTAGCATTGTTAGTTTCGTCTGAAGGCTTTTGTGGGCGTACAGGCTTTGCTGGTCTTTGACTCCAGTTCATATCCTCTGCACCAGGAACCTCGCTTGTCTTCTCTAAGATTTTACGGTCATACATTTTTCTTCTCCTTTGTCAGTACCACTAGGTAACTGAATATCACGAATATCAACAGGGTCGCAACCCTCTCTACACTCGGTATCCACATAGTCCAACACGCTAGGCCGCATGACATCAACAGAGCCAAAATAGTGATGAGCCGGTCCGTAACTACATCTAATGCCAAGCGTACTAAACTTATTCCTTCCATGAATATCCCCTGTTTTATTAGTGATAGTCACAGTTTAATCCTATTCGTCCTCATCATCAAGCGTGAAGCCTGAACCCCATTCATCGTCATTCATCTTCAGCTTGATTGCTTCCAGCTTGAGCGCACGGTCAATAACCTTAGTCTTATCCGTAATGCTTGCTGTTGAATCATTCATTACCTGAGTTAGCATTACCGATATTGCGCTCTCAAGTTCTGGATTTATCCCCTTCTGCTTCTTACTTGCCACGAGCTTTCCTTACTACCTTACGCTTAGTAGGAGCTGCTTTCCTTACTACCTTACGCTTAGTAGGAGCTGCTTTCTTTTCAGACTTGCGGTAGGTTATTCTTGGTGGAGTTTCATCTCCATATCCTGCTTCTGCTATTTTCCGTGCCATTATCGTTCTCCTAAAGATTTTACACCTAGATAAGTAGCTGCTCCTGCGGCCCCTGTTCCAGCTAAGGCTCTCCAAGACGCGCTTAGTATTTGCCTCTTTGCTTCCTCTGTATCTGCAACTGACTTCAATACGTTAGTAGCTTGCCGTATCATTTCCTGATATTGCTGCTGATTAATGGTTTTGTCCCTCAATAACTTCTCTGCTAATGACTCATGCAGTCTAGCAACCTCACCTGGAGTTCTTGCTGTAATCAGGTCAGATTGTAGCTTCTCAAACTCCTGAGCTAACTTGGCCGGCTGAGTGTCTACTGTAGTTTTCCGTAGCTGTTCTGCTGTCTTTCGTTCTGCGCCGGCCCTTGCTGTGCCAGCAGCCTCACGGCCTGTTAACGTCCTAGCCTGGGCCAGATAACCCTCTACTACGGGTCTAGCATTGGTTAGGTTGAGCATCGTTCTGTTATCACGAATAAAGCCCTCTAGCTTCTTAGGGTCTCCAGCCAGCTTCTCCATTTGAGAAACAAAGTATCGCTTTGCCTCTGCTTCTGCTAATTGTCTATTATTGCCGAGCGCCTCAATTAGACCTTGATAGCCCTCTCTGTTCTTGAATACTCTGTCAGGAATGTTCTCTGAAGGGACCTTAGCGTAACCCTTAACTCCAGGCAACTGCTCTTCAAATATCTTGCCGGTCTTAGTCTTAAATATTTGTAAGGGAGCAGAATCCTTCTTATACTGACTAAGGAAGGTTCTGATGCTAGGAGAGAACTCTTCCATGATTCCTTCTATAGACTTTGCCAGCTTACCCGCTTGCTGTTGCCCTATAGCGTCAAAGCCCTCCGCTGGAAGGCCGTAAGCTCTGTCATTAAGGTTACGGCGCATTAGCTCAAGCCCCTCAAAGCTAACCGGCTTGCCAACAACTATTCCTGTTGTCGGGTCAACCTGTCTTCCCTGTAATGCAGTCTTTACTTGAGTAAGTTGATTACGGACTTCTTGGACAGGGACATTGGCTAACTTAGTCTCCGGGTTTATCAGAGCGTCATCTATAGCCTTTATAGCTGTCTTGAATGAATCTGTCTCCTCAACACGAAGGCCAGACTTTTCTTTAGCTAGAGCCTCCCCAAAAGCAGCCGCCTTATTCTTTTCCGCATTAGTATTGCGAACTTCTTTTAATCTTGAGTAAACAGAATCTACAGCAGTACGAATCCTGTCTCCGACAGATTCCTCTGAAGCCGGTATAGGCTTCATCCGGCCAGCTTCTTCCTTAGTAGCGACCCCAGGAAGCCTTCCATATTCTGTACCTACAGCACGCGCCTGTCTTCCAGCAGCGGTCTCAGCTACAGCAGCTCTGCTCTCAGCCTCTCCAGCTTTAACCCCGGCTTGACCTACTTGACGCTCCGCTTGGTCAGCTAATGTCTTAGCTAGGTCAGCTTCATGGCCTGAGCGCTTTGTTGCGTAGTTTCTCAAGTCCTCAGTCAGTCTCTTTACATCCCCGCCGTATGCTTTTCTTAGGGTGTCAGAGACATACTTCAGTCCTTTAGTAGCAACGTCAAAAGCAATACTGAATCCACCGGCGCCAAGACCACCAAGAGCGCCGGCAAGAGTGCGTTCCTCAGGTGAGCCGTGTGTTGTAGCGAATCCAGCGGCCCCGCCAGCAGCCCCAAACTCAGCGGCCCTACCTAGAGATGAAGTCGCAGCTTGGCCGCCTCTAAGGAACTGCACGCCCCTCTGTGCGGCGGCAAATGGAAGCGCATAAGAACCTACCTGTCCTACAATCCCACCTAAAGGCTGTCCTTTCTGAACCCCGCTTACAAAGCCACGTCCATACTCACGGACCTTCTTTCCGGTCTCAGGAGCTACTAGCTCAAGTGCTGAACCGGCTCCCTTAACAAGCTCTCCAGCTCCAGCAGCAACAGTGGGCGCTAGAATTTGCGGTAGAGGTGTCTTAGGAAAGTATTTTTCCCCTGCTTTTCGAGCAGTCTCAAACTCAGAAGTCTCCCCTGATTCGGGTAACTGAGACAGGCGTAAACTCTCCTTCTTTACTGAAGGCTCTTTAGGAGCTTCTTGAGATGACGCTTCAATCTCAGATAATCTCATTATATAGGCTCAAGTTCTGGGTCATGTTCTTCACCAGGGATAACATTAGTAACTCTGTATCTCTTCCCGCCGTGACTAACCTCATCTCCAACAGCATGAGGCTTCTTCATGTCATGGGTGGTTAGGTACTCAGGAGATTTAATTCCCGAAATATCTACGCCCTCATTCTTAACGTACTCTTTCTTAACATTTGATTCGTTTCTTGAGTAATCAATCTGATTATCAAGGAAGCTGGTCACAATATTAGCAGCGTCACTAGGTTTAGCAGTGAATGTCTGATAGTTCTTTAGCTCATTACCAGTTAAGGTTGCGCCAAATAAAGCATGACGATTAGGCGCTTGTAGCTGATTGTATCTGCCCCACCATGCTACTGCTCCCTCACCTACCTCACCGCCCAATCTACGTTTAGCTTCTAAAGAAAGGTCAGCCCCAAATCCTAAAACTCCTAGATTTGCATACTCAGGCTTAAACGTCTTCTTCAAGTTCTCAAGGCCATTAGCTAATGATTCGTAGACCATAATCTTTCCAACTTCTTTCTGAGTCTGAACAGACGCTTTCTTCTCGTCCTTACCTGCTTTCTTAACAGCTTCTTGTTCTCTTCTATTATTGTCTTCTTGCTTAATACGCATATCAAAAACCATTTTTAGGTTTTTTTGTGAGTCTTCAATCAATTTATATGCTCTTTCAATTTGCCCCTGTTCAGTCAAGTGCATCAATGTTGGGCTATTCAGAGCTACGGCAGCTTGTTTAGCAAGCATCATCCCTTCTTCTCTATCATAGGGAAGAGTCTTCAGAGCAGTATCCATAGCCTTGTAAGCCGTGTCATGAATAGTCTTAACTCTGTTCATTGCTTGCTCATACTGAATCTTTTCTCTCTGCCACAAGTCTGACCTACCTTGTTGCCAGCCTTGCATCATCCCATTCATAGAGGATAAAGCGTTCATAGCAGACATCTGCCCTTCTCCGCCCATAGTCTCGCCAATGAGGGCGGTAAGGCCAAAGATTGTCGCTAGGGACTGTATGTTATTAGCAGTAGGATGAAACTCAGCGCCAGGGAAGTCCTTCAGAACTTGGTTGTATCCTTCCATCGCTACTTGAGCGCTTCTCTTTTGATTTGTCGCTACCTCAAGTTCGCCCTGAGCTAGTATCTCTTTCTTTTGCTGTTCTACTTTAGCAATCTCTCCGCCTAATGCAGCGTGTCTTTGCGCTAACTTAGCCTTTTCTTCACCCATACTAAGAATCTCTCTTGCTTCTGGGATTTGTGAATTTATTTTTTGGGGGGAAGCAGTTCTCGTAGGCGTTCTACCCATCTCTGTACCCAGAGACTTTCCAAGAGTAGACGAACTCTTTGGAGCAGTAACAGGAGGCTTTAACAGTGCTGGAGTCTCATCGGCCATATAAATTCCTATCTCGATTGTATTGCCATGCCCATCATTGGATTATAGTTGCCCATAGACATGGCCGCTATGCTACCTAAATTGGTATAAAAACTGTTGCTAATAGCGTTTAGGTTCTGATTAAGCTGCATTGAGTCTTGTATGGCTCCAAGAGCAATATTGTCTCCTATTTGAGACACTTGTATGCCGTATTGGTACTGATTCTGCAATAACTGTTGTCTAAAAGCCTCAAGTTGTATTCCTGCCTGTTGCTGACCAACTCCACCGCTAGTGGCTACGTTCTGTTGTATCTGTGCTTGAGCAGCTTTATAGGCTTGTTGTGTAGCAGGAGTCATATCTCCAGCTAAAGCCTGTTGAGACATCTGTCGTCCCTGCATCTGATAAGGTTGAGCAATAGCTTTCTGTTGGCCTGTCATTGCCTGGCCCTGCTCCTGAGCCTTTTGAGATTGGCTTCCAGAATATAGGCCCATTCCACCTAAGAGAGCAGCAGTTCCTACTCCACCTGGAGTTATCCCAAGAGACTTCATGGCATCTGAGAACCCGCCTCCCTTTGTTGCGTCAAGTGCAGGAACTCCTTTTGGAAGCTCCGTTGAAAGACTTCCTACTTCAGCGTTCATAGCTGGCATATCTCTTAATACTTGAGAGCCAGCTTGTACTGGAGGATAGTATCCTGAGTTTCTGCCAGGTCTTCTGATTAGAGATTTTTCAGCTTTAACCGCCGCAGGAGCCACCGCTTTAATTGCTGGAGCAGATTTATCTCCACGAGATAGTAAGCTGTCAATTCCCTCCGAAACAAATCTTCTTAATCCACGAGATGCCATATTTATTCTCCTTTATCCTGATTGCCCATATACCGTAGGGACTCTAAGTTCCACTTGCTCTTCTTGCCCTTGTCCTGATTAGTCCCAAATACAGGAGCGCCAGCGCCACCTTGATTGAGTACCTGAGCCAATGCTGAAGAGCCGGGGCCAGGAGTTCCGGAAGCAGTTAGCCCGCCCTGAAGTCCGCCCTGAGGAAGCGGAATTCCTTGCTGTCCTCCGGTCCCTACCATACCGGGAATCAATGTTGCTAAAGTTAGAGCGTCCCCAAGAATACCTGTCTTTTTAGGAACCTCAGTAGTCCCAGGCTCCTTAATTGGCCCCATAGGCATCTTTGCCCCAAACTGGTAATCTTGAGTTAGAGCGCCGTATCCTCTCGGCCTTTCTCTTTTCGCAGATACCGTAATTGGTTCCCCTAATCTTCCCTCATAAACAGTAGGCTTTTCTGCTGTAACTGGTCTTTCAGCATCAGCTTTTTCAAGAGCAACTTTATCAGAAGCCAATTTGTCAGCAGCTACTTTCTCAGCAGCAACTCTATCAGCAATAGCTTTATCTTCAATAGCCTTCACAGCAGCAGCGTGTTCTGCGGCAGCCCTCTCAGCAGCAGCAGAAGTATCGGCGACAGCTTTATCTGCTATAGCTTTATCTGCTATAGCTTTATCAGCAATGGCCTTAGCTGCGGCAGCTTTGTCAACAGCGTCTTGAGCAACTTTAGCAGCATCAGCAGCAGCCTTGTCTGCAATCACTTTGTCTGCGGCAGCTTTGGTTGCGGCAGCTTTCTCAGCGGCATCTTGAGCAACTTTAGCCGCATCAGCAGCAGCCTTGTCTGCAACAGCCTTTTCAGCGGCGGCTCTGTCAACAGCGTCTTGAGCAACTTTAGCCGCATCAGCAGCAGCCTTGTCTGCAATCACTTTGTCTGCGGCGGCTTTATCCGACACGGCCTTTAGAGACCTTTCGTATTCAACTTCTCTTGTGTTAGCGCTTACAAGCTCAGTTTCAGAATTAGAGAACGCTTCCGCCTTTTCATTATATTTTATCAGCGCTTCTTCAAAATCCGCATAGGATTTTATGTAGTCTTGTTTAGCCTCAGTAGCAGCAGGGCCAGAGGTTGTCTGATTCTTAATGTATTTATTGTAATTCCTTTCTGAGTCATATAACCTGTTCAGAACAGAGTAATCCCCATAATAAACAACACTAACGTAATCTGTTTGATATAGGTCTAAGTAATATTTGGCCGCCCCTACATCATACTCCGCATCGTAAATTGCCTTATTTGCCTTTTCTAACAGACCTTTTGCAACTTCCCGTTTTTTATTTGCAATCTTAGCCGCGTCAGCCGCGTTTATCTCAGACGCAGAATAAGCTCCAAGAGCAGCTCCAAGCGCAGCCATTGTAGCGGAGTCTTTTACGCTTGCCCCAGTTGCAAGACCTCCAGCAAAATCTCCAATACCCTGCCCTACAATTTCCCCAATATATCTAGCGGTAGATGTGCTAAATATTTGAGCTGCTTGACCAGAGATAGTTTTACTTGCAAGATTCCCAAGACCAAGACTAACGGCCCCGCCAACACCGCCCATCAAAGCGCCTCTTCCAATGTCCTCACCAGTTAACGCCGCTGAACCAGCGCCAAGACCAGCTCCAACAAGCCCTCCAACGGCAACATCTCCGCCAACTGTTATTAATCCGGCAGCTATACTTCGTGGAACTCCAATAGATATTACCGCCCCTGTAGCAGCGCTAGTTATAACAGTAGTGCCTTCTATTACGGCAGCAGCAACAGCTCTTGGAACAACATAATCTACTACTATTCCTAATAGTCTAACAAGAGGCATCTCATAGCTCCAATTCAAACAAGTAAGAAGGACCTGCCCGGTCCCCAGTTACACTTGTTGTTTGAGAAGTCTTCCAGGGCATACCAGTTCTTTTAGCTATCTCTATATATGCAGGTCGGTCAGCGTAAGAAACTATCTTTTTTAATCCCTGACTTTTCAATGTCTTAGCTAAACCTTGTAAACTTTTTGCAAATTCATTTGGATTCTCGGAGGTTATTGTGTGCATCTCTACAACACCATCTCCAAGATTAGTTAAGAAGAAAACTGTATTCCCTGTCTTAACAAGACGATTATTTTCGTCTTTCAAAAGAACCATAATCTTTGTTAAAAACGTATCAAAGTTAGGCTCTTGAGTGTTTCCGTTATCAAAATACTCATTCAATATGTCGGTAACAGACTTATCTGGAGCTTCAGGACCCATGCCCTTTTGCTGTCTAATAGCGTTTGTAGGACCGTAATTGATGTCAGTTGCCATGTTATAACCCTAATGACGCTGCAATCTGTTCATGAATGTAGAGATGACTTGCTATCCAATCATTAAAGTCTGATTCATCATTGAAATTAACATCTAACATATTAAATGGATTGTTTAATCCTAGCAAGGAAGCGAAAGATTGATGCTCTACTTGGTGGGCTAGTAGCCAATCATCTAAGTTATCTGTGTTTGCGTCCGATACTGGAAACACTGGGACAGCTATTCCCTGGTCCATAAAGGTTTCTTGAAACACCTTATGCTGCAACCCGTTCTCAAATAGGAACCCGCCCAATGACTCATCATTGCCGAATTCAACCGTAGAGAGCGTGTCCATGTTCATCGTTTATCTGCCTTGTCATCTAGCTTATCAAAGATGCGGGAACACATAGTTTCTATCCTGTCTATAGCATCTAAGAAGTCATCACGCCTAACGTAGCTAACACGAACCTCATGTCCGAGGTCCTTAACGTCATTCTTGAGGTCTCCGATAGCTTCCCAGACAGCCTTCAATACCCATCCACCTAGACCGCCTACAGCCATTACAAGAATATTGAACAGTTCTTGTGACGGCATTGGCTTACTGTACTACTTTGTTAGGCTGCTCTAGCTCAAGCTGCGGCACTGCTTGGCTTCTTATGCTCTCAATTAAATGAAATACCTGTGCATACGGCATATTTCCGAGGCTATTCATTAGCAAGTTTAGTTCTTCGTTTGATATTTCTAACTTAATCATTTCAATCACCAGGGTAAAGGAGGGGTCGTTATCTTAGGATTAATCTGCTCTTGAATCTGACTCTCTACACTAGCTTCAGTTGCAGCCTTATCAACACCGCTAGACCAACACCAGTTAAGAACTTCATCTTGAGTGAGCTGGTCATAAGGAATAAAGTCTCCACCTTGCTCTAGGGTGAACCCTGCTGCCCCGTAAGACGTTGATGCGTAATCTCCATCAACTCCATTGCAGCGCCAAGCAGCGGTCACTACAACGTCATCCTGACCATCTTCTAGTGGCTTAACCCACATCTGTTCAATTATCCAAGTAATTGTCGTTGCCATTTATATCTCCTTAA